AAAATCATTTTTTAAAAATTGAACTGATGAAAATTTGAAGTAAAGATTTGAAAGAATTACCTTCTAAGGTATCAAACATATACATGTTTAATCTAAAAGCATAATTTGCTTCTACTATTATAGCATTTGATTGATGCTCTGTAATAGGCAGTCCATCAAGGATTCCTCTATATCCTGCTTTATATGCTTTGGCATCTTCTATTTTTTCAAAATCATAAAATTTGAGTCCTTGCCCATCCCCCAAAGCCAAAGCTTTTTTAGCAATTCCTTTAAGGATTTGACCCCCTGAGAGGTCACCCAGGTATCTGGTGTAATGATGACCAACCAAAAGTTCTGGTTCATTTTTCGCTACCTCACGAATACGATTGACATACTGGTTACATGCTTCTGAAGGTGTAATAATAGATCTCCAAATAGGTCCATAATAAAACCTAAGATCTTGCTCTAAAGCATCTACACGTTTTAGATCAGATAACTGTATCTGACCTATTATAGGATGATCTTTTAAATTTTCAACCTCCTCTTCCATTGCGGAATATACAAAATATAAATCAGAAACAAGTTTCTTGTAAGATTCTTTACTTACAACTCCTCTAAGAAAAGATCTAACAAAAGAGGTATTCTCTGCTGCTGAATGGGATTTCTTTGTCCCTATCTTTAACTCTTTGGAAAATGTCATTGTTATTCAAAACTAATTTCTTCTTCATCACCAAGATCAAGATCGGGAAGTTTTGTTTCAACCCAATGATCTTTATTTTCTATATTTGCCGCATTAACATATCTCATAATATGTTCATCTATCTGATGATAGATTGGATGTAAGTTAAGATCCATATTGATATCATGTGCGATATCGGCAATTTGAGCATCCGTCAAACAATGATCAGGATGAGTCAAATTACATGCTGGTATCCGTTGTTCAATCAATTCATTAAGATTTATACGAATCTCATAATCTCTATATACTGGCATTTAAAATCCTCCTAACAATCATCGCTGAAAGATTCTGCAACATCGCCACCAAGATCAGCACCTTCATTCATACCAATCATCGTAGCAGCACCAGCCAAAACCCAGCCAACGAAAGGAATAGAGGAGAGACTAGAACCAGCAGCAGCACCAACGCTACCACCGACAAGTCTTCCTGTTGATTTTCCACCACCTCTAGCTTCAATACATTCCTCGGTTTTGGCACTACTCTTTTTTTCGCCTAAACTACCTACAGCTACAGGGTCAATCCAAGTTCTACCATTAGATACTGGACCACCATGATGTACTGCACCATCCATAGTATATTCTTGTGTGACAGTAGTTGTATCACCTTTCTTAAGGAATCCACCTCGGTTTACAGTTTTGGTAGTAAACATACTCTTAGGATCATTCCCACGATACTCAAGACTGTATCCATCTTCTCCTGCCATTACTCTAACTGAAGAGTATTGATTCACAGGAGGGATAGCAATCTTAGGATACTTACTATTGCCTCTGGTAGCAAGCATTGCAAGCATACCAATATGCGAAAGACCAAGTAATCCACCCAATCCAAGGGCGGACCACTTAGTCCAATTTATTTGTTTGTCCATCATAAAAAAATACGGAATTTACATCTTGAATGTATCTGTTGGTTTGTCGTCAACAGTACTAATCTTAATAGGTGCTTGCTCAATCTTAATTGTTTGAGTAGGACCTGTCTGGGAAGCTTTTTCGATTAACATCTCAAGGTCTTTCTTGCTAATGCCACCGCCACCATTGCCACCATTTCCATTTCCGTTACCGTTGTTCTGCATCTTCATCGTTCCATCACCTTTCTTAGATGCGGTCTGAATTCCGAAGGAAGCTAAAACCCCAGTAAATACCGAAGCTATAAAAGTTGGGTCAATTTTCTGTTGTGGTACACCTGGAATAGCAACATAATTTAATGTCAATATTCCACCCGACCAGGCAAGGACAGTAATTCTGACAAATGTACTGATGATTGCTGCCTGTTCATCGGCATCAGGTAGTATAGCATCTTTTGCCTTTTGAAACAACCCTTTCTTTTCTTCTTTGGGTTCTTCTTCAAGAATCTCTTCTTCTTTTACTTCTTCAGCCATTCTAGTATAGCAATTCTCTACTATATAGCAATCTTAAAATGGTTTAATATCAGAAGAAGGAAGACCTGCAGAAGTATCAGGAGCAGCAAGATCAGGAGCACCAATAGGAAGATCCCCTCCTAATGATCCACCACCCAATGATCCACCAAGACCACCAAGTGCTTTTTGTTTTACATCTTCTATGATGGCTTCCCTATTAAGGTAAACATACCCACCAAGGCCAACAACGGCAACAGATACAGCAGCAGACGCAACAGCAAGTACATTGATTATTTTTTGCATTTTATTAATCCAAGTGAATTTTATTTATATAAGTCCTAATGAACCAGCAGTTATTCCAACTCCTATAAAAAAGGCAAATTCCAGTATACCATGTGCGGATGCTGGAATATCCAAAATCTTTGATTTTAAATGAGTCATTTAAGCTTGTGCTCCTCAGCTTTACTTTTCGTTACAATTTATATAGGCTAATCCTCACATATATCAGCAATATACTCCAAAGAAAGAATATCATGATCATCTATTGATGGATCTAACCATTCATGAAATTCTTCTCCTATCGAATTTGCTTCTTCAATATCTTCTTTTGTTCCCAATTTACACAATACATCCATACGATGATGTGCCCAATCATGATTCTTCTGAAGAACTGTTTCTAAACTTACCATAATCCTTACGCATATAGCGTCCTAGAATGTTGCTATTGTAGTATGCTGGTTCTCCATTGTCAAGAGATTCACTTAATACATTATTTAAAAATAATTGTTTTGTTTCCTCATAGTTCACATCTCCAAGTCTGGAGTGTAAGGAGAGGATTTCTCGTTTGAACGCTGTGTTTCCAAGAAGCTTTCGATCTGAATTAAGTTCTGCAGAGCTTCCATAGTATCGTTTCCAGTCACTCTCAGACGTAACCCGTCTCTTACCACCTCTAGGCTTACGTTTTTGGTAGAAGTATTTTCTACCAATGTATTGTTTGCCCGACTCAATATTAGTAATACAGTAGACGAAACCGAAGAAATCATTAATATCGTCAGAAGTAAAAGCTGTACCTTGGTAGTACCAGGGATTTTCATAATCCATATTATAATAATAGGTCTTATATTTATGATAAATATCTAAGATAAACTACATTAAGATATGTCTGTAGTATATGTAAACAATATAACCGTTGATTCTGGTGAGGATTTCTCACAAGATTTTACTTTATATGAAACTGGTGGCAAACTTGTTGATCTAACAAACTATACTGCTAAAGGTCAATTAAGAAAACATGCTGATAGTAACACTGCTATTACATTTCAAATTGAATATGTTGATAGGGTTAAAGGTAAAATTGCATTAAACATACCACGCTGGACAACATCATTATTAAAATCTGGTACCC